TTTTTCCAGGTCTCGCAGCAGGAGCGGAACCCCTCGCCGGGACACAGGCTCTCGGTCTCGGTGATCTGACCGTCCTCGTCGATGGTCAGCCGGGCGTGCTCGTCCTCGGTGAAGCCGCTCGCCATGGTCGGGTCGATCACGGCATAGACCTCGTCGCTGCCGTGAATCTTCTCGCAGGCAACCGAGCCGTGGCGAACGGCGAGCGCCTCCAGCTTTGAGAGCTGCTCGCGTGTGAGGTTGTCGTCAGTCATTCGGCCTTCTCCTCGTCCTCGTTGTCGTTGATCCCGGCGGCGTCCGACGCGAGTCGCCTCGGGTAGCTGCACGAGGATCAGCCACTGATTGCGCGCCGAGTACGAACGGAAGTTCTTACGCGACTCGATCCACGCGCGGAACCCGTCCTCGGTGCCGAGCGCCTCGACTGCTGCTGCTGCGCGCTCGCGCTGCTGCTGCCGGCGCTCCTCGCGCTCCTCGGCGGTGAGCTTGCTCTTGCGGCGGGGCTTGGTCTTGGTAGGCATTTCGTTCTCCTTGTGTCGGTGCTTCTGATCAGGTCCAACACGAAGTATGCACCACTCGCAGGCGTCGCGCAACAAGCCCGAAAGCCCGCTTTGGAGGCGAGCCTTCGGGACTGGCTGTGGACCTTCTCACTGCGCGCGGCGGCGGGTTAGACAGCGTCCTTGAGGACCGCCTTCAACCCCTGCCGACCACGGAGGATTCCGTACCGAGGTGGGCGTCGAGAACGCTCATGGTCTCGATGACCACGGCGCGGAGCTGCTTCTTCTCCTCGGCGTTCAGCGCCTTGCGCTTGGTGCTGGCCTCGACGACGGGCGCCGGAGCCGCTGCGGCCGGCTCGGCGGGCGTCATCTGTGTCAGTCCGCAGTCGGCGGGAAGCTCCCGGCTGTCGATCCGCTTGCGCAGCTCGCCGAGCGCGCGCAGCTCCTCGCTCGTCAGCGCGGCGCGAGCCTTCGCTCCGGCTGGCAAGGACAGGAAGTCGGCGACCGTGACCGGCGGCGGCGCGAGCTGCTGGCGGATCGACGCGGCGAGAAGCTCGGCGTTACCGGCGACGTAGAGCGGTGTCTCGCAGCCTTCGACGCGACCCTTGCGAGCCTCGCTGGCGAGGTGTGCGAGTGCCGACGCGGCGAGCTGTGCCTGTGCCTTGCTCATGGTCAGCTCAACCGGGAGCGGTGTCTCGTGTGAAGGTGTGTCGGTCATGCGAGTCCTCCTTGTTCGGTGCTGCTGATCAGGTCCGACCAGAATTATGAGACATCGCGCGGCGGTTCGCAACTCACCCTCGCAAACCCGCTTGCCAAGACGGATCGAGCCGAGCTAGGCTCGGCGTCCGAGCGCCTGCGGTAAGATTCAGTTCGGTTCTCGGTGTGCCTCGGCGCCCGGTGCGATCAGGTCTAACCGAGCCGCACCCGCTTGCTAGTGGACGCGTGGCTCGGCTGTTCTCCTTGGTGCCGCACACCCGAACCTCACAGGCGCGACGCTCGACTTCAGTCGGGCGTTTCGTCTTTCTGGAAGCGGAAAGAAGGAGCCGACCGGCGTATGGTGAATACTCGTCGAGTGAGGTTCGGTCGAGTACCGCCCGAGACTTCCCGTCGCGCACCCTGATCGTTGGCACTCGCCAGATCATCAGCGCGGTAGCAGCCGTTAGACGGGGGGTCGCGCGTCACGCTCCCACGAGCAGTACAGTTCCGAACTATGGCGACGACGAAGAAGTCGAAAGCGGTTATACCCGAGGCACTCGATACGCACCGAGTGAAGATCGGAACGCTCAAGCCACACCCGCGCAACCCGAGACGAGGGAACGAGGAGCTGCTGCGACAGTCACTCCGCGCCCACGGTCAGTACCGACCGATCATCTACCAGCTCTCGACTCGCTTCATCCTCGCTGGCAATCACACGTGGCGCGGCGCGAAGGCGGAGGGGTGGAAGGAGATAGCTGCGGTCGGCCTCGACGTGGACGACGACCAGGCGTCGCGCATCCTCGCGATCGACAACCGCAGCGCCCACCTCGCCGACTACGACGTGAGCGCGCTCGTCGAGTTGCTGGAGTCGCTGCCGACGCTTGACTCCACCGGCTACACAGCCGACGACCTCGATGATCTCCTCGCCGAGAACGTACCCGAGCTACCCGAGGAGGACTTCACAGGCGGGTTCGGTGAATCGGAAGACGAGCTGCCAGCTCGTCGCAGCAAGGTTCGGCACGGTGACTTCCAACCGAAGAAGCAAATGGCGCGAAGGCGGAGGGGTGGAAGGAGGTGGGAGCCATGAGCGAGCGGTTCCAGGCGTCGCGTAACGACAACGGCAGCAAAAACACCCGACTGCCCATTGCAGTCGAGTTCGGTAACTACAGATTCGGACGCGACGCGCTCGCGCACGTGTCCCGCTATCTCCTCATCGTGCAGCGGCTCATCGAGATAGCCAAGGAGCGCGGACCACTCACGGTTCTCGACGTACTGTTTGAGGAGCGCGCCCGAGGAGCCGGCGCGTGAGGTGCTCGGCCAAGACCAAGAAGGGAACGCGCTGTAAGAACAGCCGTCTGACCGACCGCGATGTGTGTAAGCAGCACTCCGGCGACGCGAACATCGGAAAGCGGTCGAGCCTCACGCCCGAGCTGCTCGACCTTATCTGTCGAGCCTTGCGCGCCGGGAGCTTCATCGAGCCTGCCTGCATCGCCAGCGGTATCCACGAGTCCACGTTCTACTCCTGGCGAGAGCGCGGCGAGGCCGATCTCGAGAACGGTGTCGAGTCCAAGTACGCCGAGTTCGTCGAGGCGACTACGCGCGCGCGAGCCGAGGGTGAGGTCGGCGCCGTCGCCACGGTACGTCGAGCCGGCGCCGGTCGCGCTCCGGTGTTCGACAAGAAGACAGGGGAGATGCTCGACCCTGGCATGCCCGGCGACTGGCGAGCTGCGGCGTGGCTGCTGGAGCGAGGACACCGGGAACGGTGGGGCAAGGTGCATGAGATCAGCGGTCCAGGCGGCGGACCGATTACCCTGGCCGCAGCCGAGGCGCTTCTCGACGAGGCGCTCAACGACGAGGAGGTTGAGGTATGAGCGAGTCCAGATACACGACGAACCTCGCAGCACCGACGGTGAACGTCGCCTTCCAATACATGCTGCGCGACAAGGGCACGGCCGACGACTGGGCGTCCCGGCTGGGACTGCTACGGCGCGATTGGTCCGCACGCCCGGCGCTCGCAGCGTTCAAGGGTTCCACGTGAAACGGTCCAGGCGGGGCAAGCTGCGGAAGCTGACAATCCACGGCCGGCGGCGTAAGCTGGCGCGCAACGCCTTCCGAGGTCGGCTCTCCTGCCCGGCGCAGCACGACGGCGCACCCTGCCGCCAGCGGCTCGTCCGCGATCTACCTCGACGCCTGTTCCGCTGCAACCGGCGGCACTATGAGGTCAGTTACCAGGCGCTCGATCACGCCGAGACGTTCGGCTCGGGACGCCTGCCGTGAGGCGGTCGAAGCCGTTCCGTCTTTGGTACGCCAGGAAGGGAGGCTATGTGACTCATGTCGCCTTCGAGTCGCGCGAGAACAGGGACGCAGAGGTCCGCCGGAAGCGTGAACTCGGCTTTGAGGTCGAGATGCTCGACTGGCACCACAGAGATCGAGCGACACCACCGTCGCAATTCGCTGGAAGACGATGAGTGAAGCACCGAACCACCGAACCTACACGGATAAGGTCGCCTCGCTCGCGTCGAGGAGCTGCGGCTCGTGTTACAAGTCCTTCCAACCCGAGGCGTTCGCACAGAAGTACTGCAAGCGTCCGGCTTGTGTGCGGCGCCGGAACGAGGCGACTCGCGTCGCCGTGCGTGAGCGCAAAGCGGCGAACAGCGTCACGCCTGCCGAGCGACGCCGAGAGCGCGCGAGGCTCCTCGGTGAGACGCTCGACGAGCTGCGCTCGGAGATAGAGCGCGGTCAGCCGAGGGGAGACAGGCGCGAGCTTGGTACTCGTGTTCTGAACGTGCGCGACGCCATCGAGAACGGCGGACGCGAGGATCAGCGAATCGCCTTGCGCCAGCTCGCGGCGGAAGCGGTGGTCATGTGGCTGCGAGTCGGCGGAGACTGACTCGGACCGAGTCGCGCGCCGTCGAGTTCGCGCGCCGCTGCCGCGCCGATCCGGTGTTCTTCTCGGACCACGCGCTCGGCGTTCACCTGTGGTCGATGCAACGTGAGATAGCGCGGTCGGTCTGGAAGAACAAGCGCACAGCGGTCAAGGCTTGCAACGGGCCCGGCAAGACGTACAGCGCCGCAGCGATCGCGCTCGCGTTCCTGCACCTCCCGGACTCGCGCGTGATCACGACGGCGACAACGTGGCCGCAGGTACGCGATCAACTGTGGGTCGAGATAGCGCGCCAGCACCGACGCGCTCGGTACCCGCTCGGCGGCGACCTCACGACCGTACGCCTCGATATGGGCGATGGGCGGTTCGCCGCCGGACTCTCGACCAAACCCGAGCACGTCGAGTCCTTCGGTGGCCACCACTCCCGAAACATTCTGTTCGTCATCGACGAGGCGTCCGGTGTCCCGGCACCGATCTACGAAGCAGCGGAAGGCTCGATGAACACACCGGGCGCGCGGCTGCTGCTGATCGGGAACCCGCTCGTACCCGGCGGTGAGTTCTACAACGCATTCACCACGAGGCGCGCGGACTACGAGACGTACACGATCTCAGCGTTCGACACACCAAACTTCACAGGCGAAGAGGTGCCGCCTCGCGTGGCCGAGCAGCTCATCGACCGCTCGTACGTCGAGGAACACGAGTACTGGAAAGGCGGACCGCTGTGGGACGCCCGTATCCTCGGCAACTTCCCGAGCACGACCGAGGACACGGTCTGCTCACTGCTGGCCGTCGAGCTGGCGCAGAAGCGCGAGCTGGAACCGTCGAAGCGTCCGAAGCTCACGCGCGTCGGCTGCGACGTGGCGCGGTTTGGCTCGGACGAGACGGTCATCTCCACGAGGCTCGACCAGCGCATACGGATCGTCAAGGCGTACCAGGGTCGCGACCTCATGCAGACGGTCGGCCAGATCATCGACACGGCGAAGAAGGTCGAGCGACAGACCAAGCGGTTTCCCGAGATCATCGTGGACGACGACGGTGTCGGCGGCGGTGTCACCGACCGGCTGCGCGAGCAGGGGTTTGAGGTGGTCGCCTTTGGTGCGAGCCGCGAGCCGATGGAGAAGACGGAGTATCCGAACGCGAGGAGCGAGTCCTGGCACTCGTTCGCCGAGCAGCTCCCGAGCTTCGATCTCGACGCGGACGAGCAGCTCGCCGCCGACTTGACGGCGCCACGCTATAAGCTCGATTCACAAGGGCGACGAGTGGTGGAACCGAAAGAACAGACCAAGAAACGTATCGGGCGATCACCAGATCGCGCCGACTCGGTGCTGCTCCTGGCCGTCGCCGGTAGCGGCGAGATCGAGCTGGGACCGGAGCTATGGGACTAACAGCGTGACCTATCAGATGCAACCGTCCTCGGCGGTGCCGGATCAAGTCAAGGCGCAGGCGCTCCAGGACGAGCGAGCGCGGCTGGGGCGGTTCCGCAAGGCGTGGCAGTTCTACGGCGGCGATGCGCCGAGGGCGCTCGCGACCGAGGACGGTGCGTTTGACGACAACGTACCGCTCAACTTCTCACAGATCATCGTGGACAAAGGCGCGGACTTCCTGTTTGGAACGGCGCCGACCTTCCAGGTCACGGACGAGAACGACGAGACCGACGATGATGCACAGACCGACCTCGACGAGGCGTGGCGTCTCAACCGGCGCGACTCGACACTGCTCAAGCTCGGGATCAACGGCGGGGTTACGGGCTGCGCTGCGGTCAAGCTCATGCCCGAGTTCTACGACACCGACGACGGCGCGTACCCTCGTGTCGCGCTGATCGACCCGTCGAACCTCCTGATCGAGTGGGACGCCGAGGACTACGAGGCCGTCTACCGCTACACGATCCAATGGAGTGGTGTGGACCCGAAGGACGGCAAGGCGTTTGCCCGGCGCCAGAAGATCGAGCCGACCTCGGGCAACGCGCGCAAGACTCCGAGCTGGACGATCCGCGACGAGGTCAGTAAGGACCAGCAGGCGAACTGGACGACGCTCTCGACCTCGACGTGGCGGTATCCGTGGGCGCCGATCTTCACAGCTCAGAACCTCCCGATGCCGAACGAATGGTGGGGGCTGGCCGACCTGGAGGACCACGTCCTGCGGCTCGTCGCCAAGCTGGAGTTCCTCGCGTCGAACATAACGCGGATCATCCGACACCACGCGCACCCGACAACTTGGGGCAAGGGGCTGTCCGGCAAGACCGACATAGACCGGACGGTGAACCGGCTCCTGAAGTTGCCGACCGGCGCGGAGATTGGCAACCTTGAGATGACCTCCGACCTCGCCTCCTCGATCACTCAGTACCGAACGCTCAAGGAGGCGCTACACGAGATCACGCGCGTACCCGAGATCGCGACCGGCAGGACCGAGAACGTCGGTCAGCTCTCCGGCCTCGCGCTCTCGATCCTGTACGGACCGCTGATCGACAAGACCGAGACCAAGCAGTCCACATACGGACCGATGCTCGACGACCTCAACGCTCGCATGCTGGAGCTGCTCGGCTACGACGACGCCGGACTCACGGCGGCGACGGTATGGCCGGAGCTGCTGCCGAGCGACCCGAAGGCCGAGAGTGAAACGCTGACGCTCCACAAGGAGCTTGGGATCGTGAGCGAGCAGACCATCGCCGAGAAGCTCGGGTACGACTACGAGGCCGAGCAGTCGAAGATCAAGGAAGAGGGCGGAGGCGACGCCGCCGGTACCGAGGCGCTGCGCAACTTCGACGCCGGGACCGGACCAGGAGCCGAGGACGGCGCGGGCGCAGCGATCCAACCGGAACCCGAAGTGATACCGCCGGGCGCCTCCGGTGGCACAGCGTAGCCAGCTAGAGCGCGCCGTCGAGCGGACACGTGCGGCGCTGCGGCGTCGAGACGCGCGGACGTCGAGCGAGGTGATCCGCGCATACACCGGCGTCTATCAGCAGATCAAGGCCGAGGTTGCGAAGCTCACCGGACAGATCGAGGCGCTCCGTGAGCAGGGCAAGGAGGTGCCGCTGTCTTGGCTCTACAGCGAGAAGCGCCTCGCGCGCCTCGACGCCGCCGTCGTTCTCGAGATCAACAGGTTCGCACCGATCGCGACCGCCTCGATACAGCGCGCGCAACGCGACCTGATCGAGACCGGCAAAGCGGACGCGCAAGGATTGGCCGGCAAAGCACTCGGACGCCCGCCGCCGGGCGTGACTATCGACGACGTTTGGGCGTCACTGCCGACGCGCGCCGTCGAGGCGATGGTCGCGACGACCGGCTCCGGCTCTCCTGTTCGCAAGCTGATCGACCGCCTCGCTGGCGACGCCGCCTCCAGGGTGCGCCGGACGATGGTCAATCACGTTGCGCTCGGGCGCAACCCTCGCGTCACAGCTCGGCGGATCACCGACGACCTCGGCTCGACACTCGACCGCGCGCTGACTATCGCGCGCACCGAGTCACTGCGCGCGCTGCGGCTCGCTTCACAGGCGAGCATGGCCGCGAATCCCGAGGTGGTGCAAGGCTGGACGTGGGTGTGCGCGCTCGACGACACAACGTGCGAGGTCTGCTACGCGATGCACGGCGAGGAGTTCGACAGCGACGAGATGCTCGACACGCATCCCAACTGCCGTTGCACGATGGTCCCTAAGACGGCGTCATGGGCTTCCCTCGGGTTTGCTGGCGCTGGAGCCGACGAGCAGCTCGCCGTTGAGTCGGGAGCCGGTCAGTTCGCCAAGCTGTCCGAGGCGCAACAGGCGCGCGTCCTCGGACCCGCCAAGCTGGCGGCGTACAAGGCTGGAGCGGTGGAGTTGAAAGACTTTGTGCAGGTCAAGACCTCACCGACTTGGGGCAAGTCGAGATCGGCCAAGTCGCTGCGAGCGGTCCTCGGGAAGGACGCCGAGAAGTTCTACCGAAGCGGCGGCTAGAATCCTGGCATGGCCTCCGACCTGGAACACACACCGACGCTCGGCGAGGCGCACTACGAGGTCGAGGTGGACGACGCCGGAGGCTGGCGCGCTACCTTCTACGACGCCAACGGGCACCCGACGGTTCTCGACGAGAACACGACGATCGAACTAGCGACGTCGCAGGGCGACCGCTCGACGATCAGCTCGATGTCGGATCGCGAGTCGGCAGAGATGGCGTCGCGGAAGGTCGTGCGCGACCACAAGAAGAAGCGCAAGGCCGACGCGGCTCTCGCGGAGACGCGCGAGACGTTCACGATCAAAGGCTGAAGACGCCAGCGGGCCGAGCTGCGCCAAGGAGGGTTCAACGCACAGCTCGACCGACCGGCGGTACTACCTTACGCCGCTGCTGCCTCCGGCTCGTCGCCGTTACCGTTTCCGCCGCTGCTCCTCGCCGACCGCTGCATCTCCGACGCTAGGTCGCTCGCGAGGTTGTGCGCGAGCTGCGCCTTCGCGAGTCCGTCGAGTGCCTGATCGCGCGTCGCGTATGTGCCGTAAGCGCGAGCGACCAACTCGCCGTCCTCGGCCACGAGCTGCCACACCCACGTCGAGGGGTGTAGCTCGACGACCTCGTACCGAGCCGGGCGTCGGGCGTTGCTCCTCATGATCGCCGGACGAGCTGCCGCCTCCGCTGGCGGTGCTGCTGGACTTGCTTCCATCGTTGCCTCCTGTGTCTGGACTGCTGACCGGGCGCAGGATAACTAGCGGCGAGGTCGGCGTCCGGCGTTCGGTGGTAAGCTCCGCCACATGGCCGATCAGAACGACTCAGCCACAGACGACGCGCAGCAGAACGACGGCGCCCAGGCGGCGACCGGCGACACGTCCCAGGTGGACGGCGCGACCGACGACTCAGCAGCCCAGGCGGCTGCCAATAGCGACGGCGGAACCGACGACGCGGCAACCTCGACGGCGGGCGATAGCTCGACTGACGACGGTGGCAGTACCGACGGCCTGTCCGTTGAAGAAGCTCGTAAGCTCCGCAAGGAGAACGCGCAGCTTCGCCGACAACGCAACAGCGCACAGAAGCAGATCGACGACGCGGCGAAAGCCGACATGGATGACAAGCAGCGCGCGGAGCACGAGCGCGACGCGGCGAATGAGAAGGTGAAAGCTGTAACGGTGAAAGCCCGCACAGCAAACCTCCGAGCCGAAGTCGCTACTCATGCAACGGCGCTCCAGTATCGGGACGTTGACGTCGCTCGCTCCCTGATCGACGCAGATCAGTTGGAGTACGACGACGACGATGTACCGACGAACGTCGAGAAGCTCCTCAAGGACATTGCCAAGAAGCGTCCGTATCTACTCGGCTCCGGCGACGGTGGCGACGACGACGGCAACTCGGCGGCCATGCCCGGCGGTAACGGTCGATCCAAGGACGGACCGGCGGAAACCGACTCACAGCGTATGCAGCGTTTGTTCGGCGGCGGCAACGCGATCCCCGACGCGGCGCAGGCCGAACAGCACGGCGGCGGTGTCGTCATGCCGGGCGGCTCGGCGAGCTAGCAGCACTCAAACCGAAGGAATAACTCATGGCTACAGGCGTGACGAACGTCTCAACACTCAATGGAAATTGGGTGTCGCAGGTCTATGAGGACGCACTATTTGTCGCACGCGCTCGGAATGTGATGGCCGGTCTAGTGACCAGCTTCACCGACCGGGGCGGCGACGAGTCCAGGGCGAACCTGGAGTACCCGCAGGCGACGGCGCAGGAGGTCGGCGAGAACGACGACTACTCCAACCCGGCGCAGCTCACGAAGACTCAACTAGCAAACCTGACGCCGGTCGAGAAGATCGCGCAAGCGATCGTCACCGACCGCCGTATCTCATCGGACCCGCAGCGCGCGAGGGACGACGCGAGTAAGGAGCTGGGCGAGGCTTTGGCTGACAACGTCGAGTCGAACCTCCTCGGAGTGTTCGACGACTTCACTGGAGGCACCATCGGTGCCGCCGGTACGGTCATGACGTGGGGTCACTTCTTCGCAGCTCGGACGAAACTCGCAGGGTCGAAGGTGCCTGGACCCTACGCGTGTGTCCTCCACGAGTACCAATGGCACAACCTCGCCAAGGCGGCTTCGGTCGCTGGCTCGCAGACCAATGCAGCAGCCGGTCTGCTCGACGAGGTCAACCGCCGCTTCTACGTCGGCACTGTCGGCGACGTAGATATCTTCACGAGCGCGAACATCGGCATCGACGCGTCTGACGACGCATTCGGTGGCATGTTCAACCGCGCCGCGCTGGCAATCGACTGGAGGCGCATGCCTCGGTTGGAGCCGGAGCGGGACGCGAGTAAGCGCGCGTGGGAACTGAACTTCACGGCGCACTACGCCCATGGCGTATGGCGTCCGACGTTCGGCGTGGCGCTCAAGTTCGACGCAACAGCTCCGACGAGCTAGGGGAGGGACGAGAATGGGTTTCGGAAACGACAACGTGAAGCACATCATCGCCACCATCAGTGACCCTGGCGCAACGGGGAAGAAGATTCTCCTGTTCAAGGCGCCGTCGCGAATCTCGATTCGCTCGGCGACCATCGCAAGTTCTAATGCTCAAGGAGCTGGCTCCGCTGGCAACTTTGAGTTGCAGAACTTCGGTACGGCAGGAACCGCGATCAAGGCCGGTGCTGCCGGTACCATCGCAGCCGCAGCAGGCGGGACGGCAAGCTCCGCTCGCCTCGCTGCAAACACTCCCGGCGCGTTCACGATCGGCAAGCCCGACGTGGCCAGCGGCGAGTATGTGTACTGCGCGTACACGGAGACAGGCGACTTTGTCGAGGGTCTCGTGACCATCGACATCTCGTACGTGGACGGACTCGGCGGCGCGGCTTAGGTCGCATTTCCGAGATCGGAAACGGAGGGACGGGCGTCGAGCAGTCGGCGCCCGTTTCTGTCCCGGCGGGTGTTATAGGCTCAGCCTATGGGCCTATCCGACAATCCCGATCCGCCGGCCGAGCATGGTTTTGCGGACGACTACGTTCTCAGGGGTGTCGAACAGGGCTGGTTCAGCTTCGACAACGGGCGCGTCGAGACCGAATTTCACCGAATGCCCGACGTGCAAGCCGCCGAACGGCGATGGTCGTGGACGGGTGAGGGAGAAGTCGTGAGCGTGGTGCAGTTTCTGACCGTTGCCGCTGCGTTCTTCGCTGTTGGAGTCAACGTTGGAAGGTGGTTGTATGGCAAAGCTGAGTGAGTCCGATCAGAAGATTCTGGCGGCGTTGGACCCGCAGTACCGGTACAACGACTGGGCGGTGCCCGTGAGAGGGCTGGCGGCGTACGAGTCTGTTCCTCGTCGGCTACGCGCGCTGAAGAAGCGCGGCCTGGTGGACGGCGATGGCAGGGGCAAGTGCTGGGCTCAGTTTTGGATCACCGTCTTTGGCAAAGGTGACGGAGGCTAGATGCTCGAACTACGCAAATACAGAGATGACGACGGCGCTATCGCTGTTGAGTTGGTTGGCTCCGGTCGCAACGCGGACGGTTCCGACAATCCCGATCCGCCGGCCGAGCATGGTTTTGCGGACGACTACGTTCTCAGGGGTGTCGAACAGGGCTGGTTCAGCTTCGACAACGGGCGCGTCGAGACCGACAAGCCGGTCACGGCTGAGGTAGATGGCGATGAGGTCGTTGGCACCTACGGTGGCCCGGAGCACTCCGGTGCGATCGAGCGCACGCAAGAGGTGCGGACCGGCGACGCCATCATTCTGCACTTGACGGGTGGCGATCTTCGCTACAAGATCAATGAGCGTCCTGGTGTCTACGGCACCGGTGACGATGAGCCGGCTGACATTCAGCCTTATCGTGTCTCGCATGAGTACGTTTGCGAGTTGGAGGTCTAGCAATGCAGATCCGAATCCACAAAGATCTGGCAGATGCGCTCTCGCTTGCTGAGCTAGAGCAAAGTCGTTGGCCGGAGCTCCTCGAGCAAGCACACGCAGAGGGGTTGGTCGCGGCCAACTTCGTGTTCAACCGTGCCAAAGGTGCGGCGCACGAAAAGATCCGCGACGGCGCGGGTGTCACGATCGCACTGCTCAAGGCGTCTGGAATTGAGGCCGACGACACGCTGAACAATGCGGTCATCTTCTCGGGTCTCGTCTCGGGCGCGACCGACGAAGCGACTGATGGTTCGTACGCTCGCAAGACGGTTGCTAACGGTTCGGTCACGATCACTCAGGACGACACGAACAACTGGGTCACGCTCGACATTGCGGACCAGACGTGGACGGCTCTGGCTGGTGGTGCCATCTCCGATGCAGTTGTGTCTGAGAATGTGAATGCTGCTGCGAACGACATTCCGTTGACGTTGCATGACTTCTCGGTTACGCCGGACAGTTCTGACGTGACGGCGACGACGACGGACTTCTACAAAGCCGCGTAAGGCGGTAGACAGTGCCGATCACAATTCCCGGCGCGGGCTTATGGGCGAGCGCGAGGCCGGTAGGGTCGCCCGCCGAAGTTACGCTCGGGCAGGCGACCCAGGCTGGCGACATTCTAATCGCGAGTACGGCTAACGGCGGCTCTGACTCGTCCACCGTAATAGGCGGCGGCGCGTCAACCTATACGGGCGTTTGGTCTGGCGATATCGAGGGCGGGCTAATAGCCCGACACTATGGGGCCCAGATGGGGGCGAGCCCGCCGACGTTCGAGGGCTCGGTTTTCTGGTCGCGATGTACCGGGGATCACAACGGCCAAACGATAGAAACCGCGGGCACTAACTCGGTACTCGCCGCCGTCAATATCTACCGCGGCTGTAGGCTCGTTGGAATCCCGGTAGGCGCGGTTACTTCGGCATACATGGACGGCACCGTGAACGAGTTAGCGTCGCATACATGGACCCAGGGCGACGCACTGCTGCACCTATCACTAACTTTCGATGACGATGATGCGACGACCAACGTGGCGGCGGCAAGCATGAGCGCGCCACTGACATCGAACAGTATGGGGAACGCGGGCGGGAACGACACGGGCGTTTCTGTAACAAACTGGAAGGCGCTGACCCCTGCTAGTTCGGGTCTTTTCACTTGGACGAATGGCCGCGCCAGTACGAAGCCCTGTTTCGCGTTCGCGTTCTTGTTACTTTCGGCGGCTTCGCTGCCCGTCGGCGGCGTACGTCATAGTTCTCGACACCCACTACTAAGGAGATAAGCTCTGATGTTCGTCGTCCTTCACCTGACAGGCCGCACTTGGACGTTCTCTGGATTCTCGGACGCGGCCAACGGCGACGATGCAATCGCCGAATACGAACAACGTGGCGATCACCTAGTAGCCCTGAAATGGGATGACGAGCGCGTCGAAGGCAGCAAGGAAACGACGACGACGCTATCGACAGGGCCACCGGCCGACCCAACGGCCAAGCTACCGGCCGCGTTAGTCGCCGAAGAAGAGCGCCTATCGGTAGATGACCCCGAACGGCTCGCGGTGCAGAAGGAAGAAGAAGCACAGCGCGAAGCAGTGCTGGCAGATGCAAAGGAGCCGACACCATGATGGGTCACGGCAGGCTATACACCGTCGAGTTTCACAACGTCGCGGTGACGGCGCAGCAGGACTTCTTCTACATCAAACCGGCTGCCGACAAAATCTGCTTTATCGAGATGGTCAAGATCGCGGTCGCTGGCGTCGCGCTCGACGCCGGTGACGCGCAAGAAGAGCTATATGACATTGAACTGATCCGCGTGCCGGCGACGGTTACGGTCGGCTCGGGCGGCGGTGCCTTCACCCCGATACCGACCGACGTGAATGACGTAGCCGCAGCGTTTACCGCGCGCATCAACGACACGACGAAAGCGACCACTTCCGCCTCCCTCGGCGTACTTGACGCCGACGGGATGAACTCGCGTGCGCCGTATCTTTACCTGCCCGCGCCGGAGCATCGGGAAGTCGTAGCGAACGCGCAGGCGATCGTCGGGCGGCTCAACAGCACCCCCGGCGATTCGGCGCTGTTCAGCGGGACCATGAAGGTCCGCGAACTGCCCTAAGCCATGACGGGGGTTTTCCGCCGTCCACATGACTATCGGCGGCGACGCCGCTGGGTTGGCAGTAAGGCTGTCACCGCTCGCTCTTTTGCACTTACCGGTGCGGTAGAAACGGACACGGCCGGGAGTTTCGGTCGCAAGAAATCCCTCGCGTTCACCGGCGCAGTTGAAACAGATACCGCTGGGTCTTTTGGACGCAAGAAGTCACTCGCGCTTGGTCAGGCGAGCGAGACTGATACGGCTGGTTCGTTCACGCCTTCCAAGCGCAAGGCGCTAGGGCAGGCGCTTGAGACAGACACCGCCGGCGTGTTTGGCATCAAGCGTTCGCTCGGTCAAGCCAGTGAGACAGACACTGCTGGAAGTTTTGGACCGCAGAAGTCGCTTGTTTTGGAACCGGCGGTAGAGACCGACACCGCAGGCTCGTTCCAGCCCTTCAAGACGCTGGCGCTGACGGGTGTGGTGGAAACTGACACTGCGGGATCGTTCGGTGCCAAGAAGTCCCTGGCGTTCGGACAGGCGACGGAAACCGACACAGCTGGTGATTTCGCACCGGCCTTTGGTTTTCTGTTTGGCTCCGCGTTGGAAACCGACACCGCCGGATCGTTCGGGCGCAGGAAGTTGACGCAACTTGGAAGCGCAGAAGAGACGGACACGGCAGGAGCGTTCGGTCACACGAGGGCTCGTGCTCTCGGTCAGGCGTTGGAGACCAACACCGCTGGGGCATTTGGTCAGCAGAAGGCGCTGGCGCTTGCTGGGGCTACGGAGACAGACACCGCCGGCAGCTTCGGTCGAGTCCGCCTCTACACGCTTACGCCGGCTCTGGAGACTGACAGTGCCGGGGCGTTCGGTCATCGCAAGAGCCGTTCGCTCGGTGGTGTCGTTGAAATCGACACAGCTGGGACCATGCAGCCGCCGGAGGCCGACTACGTCCCGAGCCAGAAGGCCGGGCCGACGATCTGGACCTCCTCCGATCTGGTCGCTGACGTACCGACTATCCGCCGGTCTCTTCGGCGGCGGCGAAGCTTACATTGATCCAGCCGTCGCCGAGTTCTTCGCCCGCTGCAACGCGACCCGTAGCCTCCGCCATGCGCATCACCATCTCGATGTTGGCGTCGTGCGCGATCGCGTCGAACGCATCGGTGTCAATGCGGAGCATCGCCCACACTCGTCCACACTCGAACCCGCGCACAAACTCCGGGTCGTCAGTATCGAAGGGCAAGAGGCACGAGTGGCGGTCCATAGGGTCTCCAGGTTCGTCCTGCACTCGGTCCATCCTCTACCCAGGATCGCAGGTCGTCAACCCGGAAACGCCGGACCGGACGCTTGTACGGCTTGTTCCATCCCTCCGGCGAGGCGATGTGACGGTCACAGAGGCTCTCAACGACGCTCAGGCCCTCTCACGTTCAGACTTACGGAGCAAATATGTCGGCAGCAGTCAAGAAGCGGCCGGCGATGCCAATTTCACCGAGGCACAGGAAGGACAAGAGGTGACGGAGCGAGAATTGGTGATGGCTGCTGGTCCGCTCGGCGCGCTTCCACCGATGAAGGCGGTACGCTCCGCGAGCGGATGAAGATTCTTTGGCACAGCAATGCTCCGTGGGCGGCGACTGGCTACGGGCAGCAGACTCAAGTTTTTGCGCCTCGGCTGGCGGAGGCCGGACACGACGTCGCCGTCTCGGCGTTCTATGGACTCAACGGCTCGCGCCTGGAGTGGCTCGGGCTGCCGGTCTATCCCGGCGGGACCGATATGTACGGCAACGACGTGGTCATGGCTCACGCTGCGCAGTTCTTCGAGGGAGAGATCGACAGCGGTTTGATCCTGACGCTGACCGACACGTGGGTACTCGACGCCGAGCGTCTGTCGCGCGCGAACGTGGCGAGCTGGACGCCGGTGGATCACGACCCGGTACCGCCGAAGGTCGCAAAGTTCTTCGAACGCTCGGGCGCGATCCCGATAGCCATGAGCAAGTTCGGCGAGAAGGCGCTGCGCGCGGTTGGCCTCGACCCGCTGTACGTTCCTCACGGCGTAGATCGCAAGGAGCTTTATCCCGAGCCGGTCGAGCTGGCGCGCGAGCAGCTCGGGATTCCGAAGGACAAGTTCGTGGTCGGCATGGTCGCGGCCAACAAAGGTACGCCGTCGCGGAAGGCGATCCCCGAGGCGCTGCGCGCGTTCAAGACACTGCACGACAAACACGACGACGCGATGCTGTACCTGCATATGGAGGCGACCGGCGTCATGCAAGGCGTGAACGTGAACGCGCTCCTCGCGCAGCTTGAGATTCCACCCGAGGCGGTCATGTTCGTCAATCAGTACCAGCACGTCGTCCTCGGTGTCGCGCCGGTCGGCATGAGGCTCGCGTACTCGGCGATGGACGTCCTGCTCAACCCGAGCTACGGCGAAGGCTTCGGCGTCCCGATCATCGAGGCGCAGGCGTGCGGTACTCCGGTGATTGTGAACAACTGCACAGCGATGACCGAGCTGGCCGGTGCCGGTTGGATGGTCTCCTCTCAACCGTCGTGGACGTATCAAAGCTCCTGGCAGTTCGCGCCGAACATCGAGCGGATCGAGTGGGCGCTCAACGAGGCGTACGAGTCGCGCACCAAGGCGAGTCTCCACAACGCCGCCGTCGCGTTCGCCGCCGAGTACGACGCCGAGAAGGTGCTGACCGACTATTGGATACCGGCGCTCACCGAGATAGCTCGACGCATCTCGGCTCCGGCACCCGAGGCCGACGAGCAGATCGAGGTGGTCACGCCGGACCTCATCCTGCCGCCGGGCGTCAAGGTCGATCCTGAGATCACACAGGCCAAGGGCGCAGCGTGATCCTGTTCGGCATCTGCGTCGGGATCGTCGTCGGCATTGCTGTGCCAAAGAATCTTCATCCCTTCATCACGTTCGCCGCGCTCGTGTTCGCTTTTCTGATCTTGCGGTGGTGGGACGCATGAGCATCCCGTCGATCAGCGTCGTCATACCGACAATCGACGGACGCGAGGAGCTGCTCGCTCGGACACAGGAGACGTTCACGAGAACGCCGAACGTGGAGATCATCGTCGTCAGGAACCGACCGACGTGTGGTGAGGGTTGGAACGACGGCGCAGCTCGCGCCTCGGGTGAGTACGTCCTGCTCGCCGCCGACGACGTTGTCCCGTCTATCGGTTGGGAGCTGGCCGCTGTCGCCGCTGTCGAGCGCGGGCTGTACCCGGCTCCGGTGATCTACAAGGAGGTCGGCCTGGAGGCGGCAGGTTCGATGGGCGGAGGCATGAAGCTGGAGGGTGAGTTGCCCGGCGACTGGCTGCCGGTTGTCAGTTCGCCGTTTCCGTTCTGGCGCCGCGAGCAGCTTCCAGAGTGCCTGCCGATCCACTATTACGCCGACGACTGGCTCTCTTTTTGTGCGGCTGTCAAGGGTCGCCGCGCGGTCCTCCGGCATGGCTTTGAGCTGCTGCACCTGGAGGGCACCACCGGGCGCGGGCGCGTCGCCGCGCGAGCGATGGATGACCGCGAGCTGTTCCTCCAGGCCGTCGCCAAGACGACGCCGCCGGCGTGGCTCGCAACTACGTGAACCTCAACGAAGGCGACCGCTCGGCTGTCTGCTCTAAGTGCGGCCACGACCTCTACACGCGAGCCTCGGGCAAAGTCTTCTGTTCCAACCGGCGCTGTGTGTACTTCAAGCGATCGCACCCAACCGTAAGTGAGGTCAACCGATGAACGTAGTCGTCACTGGCGGACTCGGCTTCATAGGCTCCGTCGTCGTCGAGCAGTTCACAAAGCAGCTCGGTGTGGAGGTCTCCGTCGTGGACGACGGGCGTGCGCCGAGTGTCGGCTTCGACGAGCTGCCGGGCGCTCGACGCTACCTCGCCATACCTGCGGCGAACGCCGCCGAGCTGCTCGGGTCGCCGACGCTTCCGGCGGACCTCGTCGTGCATTGCGCTTCGCCGGTCGGCGCTGTCGGTGTCCTCGATCAGTACGGCAAGATCGGCGAGCAGATTGTCGGTACGACAGCGGCGCTGGCCGAGGGTTGTCTCCGCTCCGGCGCGCGGCTGATCAACCTTTCGACGAGCGAAGCGTACGGGTTCTCGGGCGACTACCAGGAGAGTGACGACTGCATCGTCCCGGCTCGACGGAACGCTCGCATGGAGTACGGCGCGGCGAAGCTCGTCGCCGAGTTCGCCGTGACCGGCGCCGTCTCGCGCGGGCTGCGCGCGATCACGATCCGACCGTTCAACGTGGCCGGTGCGCGACAGGACAACGAGAAGGGTTTTGTGCTGCCGACGTTTT